CGATGGCAACTTTAGCAGAAATCCGCGCAAAACTCCAGGCAATGGAGCCCAAGCAAGACTCAAACAAATCCAAATTCCAAGGCGATAACGCAATGTACCCTTTCTGGAACATCCCAGAAGGTTCAACAGCGACCATGCGTTTCCTGCCTGATGGTGATCCTGACAATACATTCTTCTGGACCGAGCGAAACATTATTCGCTTGGAGTTCCCAGGCGTAATTGGCGTCAGCCCAGCAGAGCAGAGAAAAGTGACCGTACAGGTACCCTGTGGTGAGATTTACGGTGACACATGTCCTGTACTCACTGAAGTCAGACCCTGGTACAAAGACGACACGCTCAAGCAACAGGCTGGCAAGTACTGGAAGAAGCGATCTTACATCTTTCAGGGCTATGTAACCAATAACCCCTTGGAAGAAGAAACACCAGAGAATCCTATCCGACGCTTTATTATTGGTCCACAGGTTTTCCAGATCATCAAGTCGGCACTCATGGATCCTGACATGGAGCATTTGCCCACAGACTATGTAAACGGCACTGACTTCAGATTGACCAAGACTACCAAGGGTGATGGTCACGCAGACTATACTACTAGTTCTTGGGCGCGTAAGGAACGCGCACTGGACGAAACTGAACTGGCAGCTATTGAGGCACACGGTTTGTATGATCTCAAAGACTTCATGCCAGCCCGTCCTACAGCAGAGCATTATGCTGTGATTAGCCAGATGTTCGAGGCAAGTGTTGACGGTGAACTGTATGACCCAGAGCGTTGGGGTAACTTCTACAAGCCCTATGGCATTGATGTTCCAGCCACAGCGGCACCAGCACCAGGTCAGACAGCGCAGCAGAAAACTACTGCTCCAGTAGCAACTGCGCCTGCTCCTGCTCCAGCACCACAAGCAGAAGCACCTGCTCCAGCGGCACCAGCACCAGCAGAGCCAGTGGCAGAAGCACCTGCTCCAGCAACACCCGCCGCAGATGGTAAGCAATCAGCAGATGACATTCTGAACATGATTCGTAACCGTCAGAAAGAAGCATAAGGAGTAAACAATGCAAAAACCATTTGACCTAAGTAAGTTCCGTACGGGTGTGACTAAGAGCATTAGTGGCATCAGTGCGGGGTTCCATGACCCACAAGATTGGGTCAGCACAGGCAATCATACCCTGAACTATCTTATTTCAGGAGATTTTAACAAGGGTATCCCCTTGGGAAAGGTAAGCGTATTTGCCGGAGAGTCCGGCTCAGGTAAGTCGTTTATTTGTTCGGGTAACATTGTTAAAAACGCTCAGGACATTGGGTGTCAGGTAGTACTGTTTGATTCAGAGAACGCTCTGGATGAGGACTGGCTACAGGCATTGGATGTTGACACCAGTCCTGAGAAACTACTTAAAATTCTTGTGAGCATGATTGATGATGTTGCCAAGACACTAAGTGAGTTCATGAAAGATTACAAATCCAAGTACGGCGATCTGGAATACTCAGAGATGCCCAAGGTTTTGTTTGTGATTGACAGCCTGGGTATGTTGTTAACGCCCACTGACGTTGATCAGTTCCAGAAGGGTGACATGAAGGGTGACATGGGCCGTAAGCCCAAAGCACTCACAAGTTTGGTTCGTAACATGGTTAACCAACTTGCGCCTTACCCTGTGGGAATTGTAGCAACCAATCACACCTATGCGTCACAAGACATGTTCGACCCTGATGACAAGATCTCAGGCGGACAAGGTTTTATTTACGCATCGAGCATTGTTGTGGCAATGAAGAAGCTCAAACTCAAGGAAGATGAGTCAGGAAACAAAACTTCACAGGTACACGGTATCCGTTCAGCCTGCAAAGTAATGAAGACTCGCTACAGCAAGCCTTTTGAAGGAGTGCAGATTAAGATACCCTATGAGCGCGGCATGGATCCATTCAGTGGCCTGATGGATATGTGTGAAGCCCGTGGCATCCTAGTCAAGGAAGGAAACAAACTGGCGTACGTATCTCCAGTGACAGGTGAAGTTATCAAAGAGTTCAGAAAAGGCTGGACTTCAGACAAACTTCAGGTAATTATAGATGAGTGGGGACAAAATCCCATGGTTGACAACACTGAGCCAGAAGATGTTGACCCCACTGAACTTGATTTAGAACCAGTCACAGAGGAATACGCAGATGAGTCCTGAAGTAGCACTACTTCATGAAGTATGGGCAACAGTAAAATTACACGCGCCTAAAAACGCCAGTGTAGAACTTGCTGAGTCCTTGCTTCGCTGTTTTGATGATGGTTCAGACATCGAGGACATCGTGGATGATGCCAACGAGTTTGATAAGATCATGAAAGCGGCCATCGTAGGCCATTTTGGCTATGACGATGATGACACAGACGACACAGACGATGATTGGGAATAACACATGAGTACTTGGTACAACAAGATAGTTGATAACTTATCTAACATTGTGCCTTGTATTGACTACTTCGAGAATGAACTCGAAGAAGCCAAATACGAATGTGGTATAAAAGGCAGCCTGGAGCGACTCTCGGCTGCCCTCCCAGGCATCACTGAACAACGTTTTAACCAGCTACAGGAGATAGAAGCAATCCTGGAGCACCTTAATATCAATCTACGAAAAGAGCGCAGTAAAGTATTTCGCAAGTATCTGGAGTCCTATAACAGACAACTCACAAGTCGTGACGCTGACAAATTTGTGGACGGTGAGGATAGTGTGATCACACTGAGCGAACTATGTAATCAATTCAGTATGCTCAGAAACAAGTACCTGGGCATCATGAAGGGACTTGATACCAAACAGTGGCAAATCGGACACATCACTCGCCTCAGAACCGCAGGCATGGAAGACATTGTCATTAGCTAAAGAACGAATTATACTTATTGCCGGATGTAGCCACACTGGTGGTTATGAAATTGACGGCACTATGGATAGCGAATATAATCGCAAGCATAGTTATGGTGGTCTATTGGCTACCAAATACCACAGAACTCCCATACATTTAGCCGCCGGCGGCGTTAGCAATAGTTATATCCTCAGAAATGTCCTGTTGTGGTTTGCGAACAATTACGATCCTGAGACTCAGGATGTATTATGTTTAGTGGGTTGGACTGATAGTAGCAGATGGGAAATTCCACTGAAACTAGGACAGGATATCCAAAGTAATAATCCAAATCTAACTTGGTTTGATAAATCGCTCAATGATTATTTGACTATACAAATGGGTTGGACACACGATCATCCTGATCGCCCCGAGCAAGTGGCAATGCAGAAAACATATCACAACCTAATAGGTGAGTTTCCCGAGCAAATGGAGATTCTGAGTTTTAACTATGCATTACAACTCCAGAGTTTTTTCAAATCGCTAGGCATAACATATGTAATGGCAGATACATTGTATAATTTTGATCTTAACAATATATGGCTAAGTCCCCAGGCTAATCTTCTGGACACCACCAGATACCTCAATCCTGGTGATCCTTGTGAATCCTTCTATTTAAAATACAGTGAAAAATATCCCAATGTTAGCCAAAATTATCTGCATTTAGGAGCAGAAGCTCACCAGGATTTCGCCCAGGAAATAGACTTATTTTTATCTCAAGGAAATCAACAACTTAGAGCTTGACATCTGACTGAACTGTGTTATTATATATGTATAGTAAATGATGAGCTAAAGGTTATCATGAAAATATCCAGAGAAACAGTTATCGCTAAGTTAGAAGAATGGTCCGATTCAGATTTTTATGGCGCACATTGCGTATGGTCAGAGACTGATGATTCCCCAGATACATTTTATGAATTCTGTTTTAAAGTTGCTGCTCGAAACTTGCAATTCCAACAACTTGTCGGAATCGATATCGACACCAGTGGCTTTTAACGTAATCCTGGGCCACAGAGCGGGGGATAGACCCCGTTCCCCAGGTAATTTATTTCAACTATTTTCACAACATCAACAAAATCAACAACTTACAGGCTTGACAGATCACAGAAATGTGTTATCATATATATGTAGGTTAAAGAAGTGACTAGAGCTGTAGGAGGCCGTATGTCTAAGGTAGTAATTAAGAAGGGCGTTTACGCCAAGAAGCCCGTTGTCAACACTGTGTTTGAGCTTATCAAGCCTGTGAGCAACGGTAACAAGGGTTTGTTTGTGACTGTGGAGGGTGAGCCTTTGGGTTTTCCAAATCGCAATTTGCGCGTTTTGCTTGATAATGAGCGTGACGTAGAGTACACTGGTGTCGTAGAGACACCTGAGCAACCAGAAGAAACTGATGCTGAAGCCATGGACCGTATCGCGGGCCGCTTTAAGATCCTGGACGACATGTCAGACGCTGTGGCCAATGGCGTGGTGCGTGGACTGATTGTATCAGGACCTCCAGGCGTAGGTAAGTCATTTGGTGTTGAGAAGGTGCTTGACGAGTATGACGCGATGTCTAAACTGTCAGGCGAAGGCACTCGTACTGAGATTGTCAAAGGTTCGATGACTCCCATTGGCTTGTTCCAAACTCTGTATCATAACTCCAGTGCTGGTAACATTCTAGTGTTTGATGACTGTGACTCAGTGTTGTTTGACGAAGTGTGTCTGAACATGCTCAAGGCTGTCCTGGACTCAGGCAAGAAGCGTACCATTACCTGGAAGGCAGAGTCCAGTACACTGCGCCGTGAAGGCATCCCAGACCGCTTCGAGTTCCGAGCAGGTGTTGTGTTTATTACCAACGTCAACTTCGAGAACGTTCGATCTAAGAAGATCAAGGACCACTTGGCGGCACTGATGTCTCGATGCCACTACATTGACCTTGAAATGGACTCAGAGCGTGATCGCTTCTTGCGTATCAACCAGATCGTTCGTGACGGTATGCTTGACGAGTACGAGTTTGGTGAAGAAGCCAACGCCGAGCTTATCGACTTTATGGTACAAAATGCCAAGCGTTTGCGTGAAATCTCACTACGCATGGTATTGAAAATTGCTGACTTGCGTAAGATGTCTCCAGACACCTGGAAGGAACTTACTGAGGCAACATGTATGAAGAGGCTGGGCGCATAACTCCTACAGTCCTGCCTCAGGGCAGGCGTCCTATCTCCCCCCTGGCCGAGCTGGTGCAGGGGGTTTTTTATTTTACCAAATCCTTGACGAATTCAACAACCATGTGTTATAATAACTTATGAAATGTACCTTAGTAATAAAAGACGAAGTAAACATCCAGTTCAAGGATGTGGATCCCAAAACCAGGCGCAAACTTAACGCCGCAGTGGAGTACTTCTTGCCACATGCTATGTATATGCCAGCCTACAAATTAGGCCGTTGGAACGGCAAGGTATCGTTCTGTGATGTCGCTGGCCGATCCTACTTCCAACTGTTAGATCGCTTGTTGCCCATAGTAGTGGAAGCAGGCTATGAGCTTGAGATAGAAGACCACAGAACTCCGCACAACCTGGCATTTGAGCACGTTACACAGACGTCTTATGACCATGTGATGTGGCCCAAGCGACACCCAGCGGCTGGCGAACCCATCATACTCAGAGACTATCAGGTAGCCGCAATCAATAGATTCCTTGACAACCCACAGTGTCTACAAGAGATTGCTACTGGTGCTGGCAAGACGCTTATCACAGCCGTGCTGAGTCAAAAGGTAGAGCACCTGGGCCGTAGCATGGTGATTGTGCCCAACAAGGACCTGGTCACACAGACAGAACGTGACTATAAAAACATGGGCCTGGATGTAGGTGTGTACTTTGGAGACCGCAAAGAGTTTGGTAAAACGCATACCATATGTACCTGGCAGAGTTTGGCAGTGCTAGAGAAGGCCACCAAGAAAGGCGAGGCTGAGGTGCCCATAGACGAGTTTGTGTCTGATGTGGTGCTTATCATGGTGGATGAGGTACACAAAGCCAAGGCAGATGTATTGCGTGACCAACTGAGCGGCATGTTCAGAAACGTACCCCTACGCTGGGGACTCACTGGCACAGTGCCCAAGGACGAGCATGAAGCAACTGGTGTT